TTTTATGACCTTTTATTATTGGTAATATATCTTGTAATATTAAAATGTTTTGTGATGTCTCTAAATTTTGAACCCAATAGTTAAATAACTTTTGAGGACCCATATTGGGTAATTGTTCTTTATAGAATCTATGATTAGATATAGGACATTCAATATAACCCTCAGTATTAAACTGTTCCCATAAATTATCTATTAATGTTTGGGTTTTAGAGAAAAATTCTAAATGTTTATAGTCATCAAAAATACCTCCATATAGTTGTTTAAAGGTAAGTTCTTTACTTGTTTTATAATCTACCCCATAAAGTTGAGCCATATGTTCATGTATTGACTCTTCTCCAAAACTATAATCAATTTGTTTAGCAATTAGAGTTGGATGATAAGAATCAATATCAATATCAATAAGTTTTCCATTTGTAGATACAAATGCTTTTCTAGAACCATCTTTAGGTAAAGCAGCGAAATTAATACCATTAAAACTATTTGATGGTCTTTTAGTTGTAGTATCTACATTGTACTGCGAGTATACTACATTGTTTTTTATTGAATGGAGGGTATTGTTAGGTGTAAAATAATCATCTATAAGCGTTGTATCCACACTAATACCACCTGATTCTATAATGTAGAAACACTCTATTGCTTTATTATAGAATTCTGAGTAATGTGTGAAGTTTATTTGAGTAAAATATTCTTCACAACGTTCATAGTGTTTAGCAATGGGAATAAATTTATTTACATCATTTCTATTTGGATACTGTCTATGATAATAATCATAAATAGGGAATGATAAATTCTCTATATTAATAGGAGAATGTATTAGATTCTTTTTATTAAGAAAATACATACTTGTTTTCTTATCCCTAACAAATACTTCTTTATAACTTGCTATAAGTTTTTTAATTTGTTGAAATGGAATAGAAAACGATTCATTATGTGAGATAGGAATGATATATCCTTTTTTTTCACCTTCAGGTCTAATATAGACTAATGAAATATCATTTAAGGCGGGATGTACTAGGTTATGGTTTAGAATAAGTTCAACAAAATATCTGTTAGTTTGCTGTTGAGCAAACTCTTCAAATTGATGTTGACTTTCTATTAAATAATACATAACCTTTATTTCCCATAATATAACAAAAAATTTTTAAAATCCAAATTAAGAATTAACTTGATAATATTGGGTCCAATTTTCTTTTAAATAAATCCCTAAACCAAACACTTGCTCTCGTTGTTCTATTAACTCAGTAATATTTTTATTTATTCTAGCTACTTGATTTATTTCACCAGTTAATTGCCAAAATAAAGAAACATGTTTATATAGTCTCCAATAAGATGATGGATCTTTACTTTTATATTTATTGTATTCAGTTTTAGTTGTTTCAATAAAAATAGGTTCATTACGTTTAACAATGAAATAACGAGTATATTCACCATTTTTATAATCTTGAGGAGTTGGGAAAAGGGGAGATGTAGGTATTAAATTATCAATAGAATTATTCTTTCTATTTTCTATATTAGGACTAATATATGGTATTAACTCTTTAATGTTAGGATGATTAGGTGTCCCTTCAGAGAATATTTTACCATTATATAATTTATGATAATACCCAGTATACTTAAGTTTTGATGAAGCATAAATATACTCATTCCCTTCAGTATATAAGTTAGTTTGAACTTTATTTTTAGGTATGTAAGCCATAATTAATTAATTAAAGCAGATTGATATTGAGGAGTATTAACATTAGGCCACCCAGCTGCTTTAAGTTTAGCTATAGTAGCATCAGTAAGCATTGGTGGATATCCTTTTTCAGCAGCTATTCTTCTATTTGTTTCTTCTTCTGATATAAAAGAAGGTGTATTTGAGGTTGTTGGGGCAGCAGGTGTTGTTTCAGTAGGTGTATTATTAAATATTACTTCTGTTTTAACAGAACTTAATGGAGATGGATCTAGACCAACAATTCCTCTAGAAGATAAAAATTCTAATGGGTTGGTTGATGTTTCAAATCCAAAAGCATTTCTATCATAATCTTTTTTATATCTTATTTCATAATGTATAACTCCTGTAGAGCTTTCTCCTATTGTGACTACTTGTCCTTTAGCTATAGTTTGGTTTAAAGAAACCATTATATTAGCTGCTTCTGCTATTCTTTCAACAACTCCTAATTGAGCATTATATATATCAAGATATTGATAATATCCTCCTGGGTCATTTCCTACTTTTATCACTTTACCTCCTATAAAGCTAATCATTTCAGCATCGGCCCCGGAAATATCAAAATCTACCCCAGCATGTCTTCTTCCATCCCTTCTAGTATCCCCATATGCTTGACCAGATACTGTATTTGTGACATAAACTTTTGAATTTTTTGTTTTTGTATTATTAAAATTTTCTTCAGTAGCTCCGTTTTTAGACCTTTTCATAAGATCTTCTTCAAGTGGATACCAAAAATCAGGTTTTTTTAAAGACGCAACATCTGGGGCTGTGAAACTATCTAAAGTTGTTGTCCATCCATTTATGTCTATTTTATGGGTTACACTTTTAGTTAAGAATTTAATATTATTTTTATAATTACTTGGAAGTAATGTCTCATTAATAGTGTAAGATTCAAATACTCTAGGACCACTTAACCCACTCATCACTATTTGAAGGTTAATAGGTAAAAACCCAGGACCTGGTAAACAATCTTTTTCAGTAAAATAATTTATTTCATATTTTAACATATCAACAATAGCTGATCCATAGGCTGTAATATCTTCAGATGTGATAAGGCCAGTTTGAATAAAATTAGCTAAAGAAGCATATTTAATAAGATTTTCAAGATAAACAGTTTCAGGATTTGAAGATAAAGAACCTGATTTTTGAGTTTGTTTATCCATAATACTACTTCTCTCAGGTATGATTCTATCAGTGTATCCTATATTCCATTTACTAAAAGCTGTAGCTGTTTCTCCTACAACATTACTATTAGATTGAGCAGCAGCTGTTATTTGACTAGAATAATTATTATTTAAATTACTCTTAAGTGATACATTAGTGACAAAACTGCCTAAACTATCAGTTAATAAATGAGTATTAATACGTGTAGGAGTTAAATCTCTACCTAAAAGTTTATCAGCATTAGGTAAAACAGATGTATCTATTATATACATAGTGTTGATTAACTCATCATATTTAATTTCAAAGTTATTTAAATTACCTGTAGCACTCTGGATACCTTGCATAAGTTGCTGGAGGAATTTAATTAAAGTCACTTTACCATTTTCATCAATATTATCTGCTAGTAAAGTAGATATATAATCTATATTAACATGTATATGCATGAATCTACCTAAAAATTCATAACCAGATCCTACTCTAAAATAATCACCTAAAGTAGATAAGTTAAAAGCGTTTTGAGTTGTTTCTTCTACACCATTTTCATTTGTGCTTGTAACTTCATTATTTGTGTTATAAGTTGATGTGTTTATATAAAACTCAGGAGTATTACCACTAGAGACATCATATATAACTGTTTGTCCGCTTTTATAATTTACTTGTATTTTTACTAGATTTCCATTACTATCATTCATTTTAGTGTAACTATCAGCTATTGAGGTTTCTGAAAAATTAGAATCTTCATTATTAATGTTGCTCCAAGATACATCTCCAAATTTAGAATTATTATCTATAGCTGGGAATGATAATTTTTGGTAAGTAGTAGTAGCTACTGCTTGTGAAGAATCTCCTTCAGTAGACATAGCTTTATCTGATGGCTTTAATAAACAAATTCTAGGGTCTATACTAATTTGTCTAGGTAAGGTTAAACATAGATTATTATTGTAATCATGATCTATTTTAAATAAAGGCTTATATGTTCCAGCTGTTCCTTTTGATGTATCATATTTTAATAAAAATGATTCTATAATTCTTAATAAAGTTCCTAATTTTATAAAGTAAAAATATCCAGTTGTATTATCATTAAGAGTTGTTAAACCAGCATATCTTTGTTTTCCACCTTCTTGATATGTTAAAATATGATTTAAAGTATCAGATTTTTCATCTGGGTGTTTGTAGTTAACTCCTATTAAGTCATAGCTAGAGTGTTTTTTAGTTAACTCAATTATATTTTCAGATGAAAGTTGAGTACCATCTAAAAACCCATCACCTTTATTTAATTCAGATCTTATAGCATGTAGTATTTGATGAATAGTAGATTTTTCTTTATTAGGAAACTCAGGTTTTTCTTCTTCATCAGAAGTAACAGAGGTTGATGTTTGGGAAGAGGGTTGAGGATAATTAGTATTTAATTTTAATGATTCTATAACATCACCTATAGCTACTAGTTCTAAAATAACATCATATCCTCCATTAGGTTTTAAATCCCATGTAAAATTTCTTACCCATCCATAAAATCCATCATAATTACCACTAAAATCAGATCTTGTTTTTTCTAAATCTGTTAATAATGAATCTTGATCGTATCCACCATTTAAAAACTTATTTAATACATTGTTTGGTACAGATTTATTTAATGTACCTTTATTATCAAACCAAACAGTATGGCCCCACTCTAAAAGCATACTATACTTTAGTCTTAAATATAACGCTTCTATAACTTTAAATTGAGATAAATTATGACATTCTATTTGAACTGTAGCATATCTTAATGTACTTTTATCACCCGCTGGTCTTATCTCAGCAGATATTATACCTGGGGGAGGGACTAAACCATAAGTAGGGCTAGATAGAAAACCATATGATGTAGCGGATGAGTCATATCCTACTCCGGAAGTAAAGGCAGGTAATGTAGTAGATGAATATAATGATGGTGAGGGTAATGAAACTTTTTGATTAAAATAAGCTGAAGATAATACATATTGATTAGCTAACTTATTACCAGGTAAATTTACACCTATTTCTTTGGTTCGAGCAGATGAAACATCAACTCCTGAGGCTAATCTAAGCCATGATGTAGAATTGTTTATAAAAGTAATAGTGTCTTGATCATATTTATTAGACTTAGCTAATTTTTGCTGTCTTATTTTAATTTGATTAGATACATATGGTTTAAAACTTTCTCCAAAAATACTTCTTTCAGCCATAACTTTATTTTATTGATTAAGATTATAATAATTAGATACAATATCTAAATAATTAACTGGGATTCTGATTTGAGTTTCTAAAGGTAAATATAATGAGTTTTGAGGTATATGACTATTAGCTATAGATATAACCCACCATAAAGATGGGTCACCATAATATTGATTAGCTAATAAATCAAATCTATCACCATTAACTGAGATGACGTATATGTCATCTGATGATAATGGTATTTGGGGGTAAATTACATTTTTATAATGACTTACCCCATTACGATTTTTTATTGTTGGTATGTTTTGGTAACGATTCATTATTATGGGTTAGCAAGAGGAACAGTAGGTTGAGCTAAAACTCCTGAGCCTGGTTGGGTTGGGTTAAGTACATCATTTAAAGCTCGAGTAAATCCAGGTTGGGTCGCTGGAGCGTAAGGGAGTAAAGTAGGAGGTGTAAAAGTTGGAGGAGGAGTAATTGGTTTTGCTTTTTTAAGTGAGGAAGGTGGTGGTGTACCTACTGATGGGCTAGGTGAGCCTACATTCCTAATAAAATTCTTTTTAAATTGAGGTGTGAATGAATGAATAGGTACAAAACTAAGAGTTACATCTATCATACGAGGTAACTGTCCTACAAAATAATTACCATATATTTCATCATCATTTTGGAGTGTTAAAGGATTACCTACCTCTTCAACAATACCTTTGTCAGTTAATTTTCCATCTTTAACATATGTGTAAACAGCGTATCTATTTATATCCCAACCTGCATCAAAAGAAGGATTTAAAGTTATACTTTTTATTATACTAGGTGTGTTAGTGAAATAATCTCCTATAGTTAGATTAACAAAATTTCCTCTCATAAATCCAATTTGCGAGTAATCAGGTGCTAAAGTACCTACTAGATAATTTAACTTTTCATAAATTGGAATCATTTCTGCTCTAGAATTAGCATATATTGTGAATGTTAAAGTTACATCTCTAGAAAATCCATTGTATTTATAAAAATTTTCACCTCTACCAACATATTTAAAAGGATCCCAATTAGCTTGAAAATTATCACTTAAATCATTAATATATGCTCTAAAAAATAAAAACCAATTTTGATCAGTTGAGTCATTATTATTAATTTCAAAGAAAAATTTAATTAAATCAGTATTTTTATTTTCTTCTATTGTTTTATTATCAATTTCTCTAATTAAATTATCAGGATTATTCTGTTGGAGAATTGGTGATCTATTAAGTTCATCTGATAAAATTGAGCTATTGTTTTGTCTAGTGAATCCTCTTTCTTTAATAGTACCAGAAGTTTTATATGTAGTTTCTCTATTAAACCATGATATATTAGGATAAGGTTCTGGGACTTCTGTTAATATGGAAGTTGTAGAGGCTTCAGAATTAAACCCAGGATCGTTTGAAGTTAAATTGTTAGTTAAAGAAGAGACTAAAGATGTGTATACTGGGTTTAAGGAAGATAATTGAGTACTCTGATTTTTCCTTCCAGGTTCTTCATCTACATAAACTGGGTATTGGATGGGGGATGTGGCACTATTCTGATTTACAATTTTTTTAGGTTCTGTTTCTAAAATTCTAAAAGCCGCTGACTCAGGTAAACCTTTTTCTTTATATAACTCAACATACATCTGAGTAGCTCCTATCGCCATTATATTAGGAACATCCCAATTATCAACTTGTATACCACCAAGTGATTTTTTAGGCATTAAATATCCTAAATCATTAGGGGTAGTTGAAGTATAATCTATAGCTACTTTAGAAATTCTAGGTTTATTAAATATAGTAGTTATATCTCTATCTAAAATATTAGATATATTATTTGTAAATAAAGCTTCTTCTTCAGAAGGAGGTATAATACCATCTAAAAGAGCATATTGTAAAGAAACACCACTGTAAGTTGGGTTATATATCCAAACAGAATCTTTACGGGATACAAATTTTTGGTTTTTTAAAACAGATGTATAATGAGGATTATCATATATATTTTTAGTTCGTGTTTCACCATCATCATAAAGATCTTTAAGTCTTATAGTTGGATTTTGAATTCTTACAAATTCAAGACTAGGATCAGAAGGTGAAGTAATAGGACTATTATATTCTAATAATATATTAGGTGGAGTAGTATTTGATACTCCAAAAGGATTAATAGCTAAATTACCTAATTCTTGATTAGCTATTTTAGCGGTATAAGCTATAGTAAGTCGATTTTCTAAAGTACCATCTGATAAGGTTTGTCCTGATGGATTTTCACCAACCCCAGCTGTTTTAGGATAATATCCTTCAGTACCACCATAAAAATAACTTAAAGGAGTATCATAAATGTTTACACCTAGTTGGGTTGGAAGAGGGAGAACATTTGTAGAACCATTTGGATAAAGACTATATTCAAATTGAACCTGATCTCTAGCTTCCCCAGTGATAGAATATGGATATAATAATGGGGATTGATCTGTAGTTAAAAGACTTGGGGGTGGGGTATTACCTTTATAAGCTGAGAGATCAGACCTTGATGAGTCTAATGGATCTGGAAATACAGCT